CCATAGTGGATCCCCGAAGAAAAACATGTGTTCCTATGGATGTGCAATCCACTTTTAATCCATACAAAGTATTTAATCCAGGAAATACACAATCTCCTTGGTCAGGGTTTGCCTCCAATATCAATGTAGAATCTGAATTGCGAAATCAAATTTATGCTTTGCAAAAATGTTCTCAAGCTGTGTATGTTCCTTCATCCCATTCTGATTTGTATACATTTCAATTTGAACCATGTGGAAAAATGCAAATTCAACAACCCTTTCAAGCACTATTCAAAGAAGAAAAATTTGATAAATTTGATGCAAATCCTGAAAAAATTGGACAAGGAATTTTTATGAATCATACTAGGCAACAGATTCGAGATTTTACTGATACTGAAAATCCAATATGCAGATAATTTATTCGTTATTTGATTATTTGATTATCCGTAATAATTTCATTCTATATTTTGTAAATCCATAATATAGAATCAAATGTCAGAAGATTTAATTTCTAGAATCACATTGGAATGTTTAACCAATGAAAAATTTCAATCCAAGTATTCTGAAACAAAAACAGATTTATTCAAAAAAAATAAAAAGTTTTATAAAAAGCGTATTTATGATTTAGCCAAAAAAATATTGAATGAAGAAGATACTACCATTCTTCCTACAGATATTTTACGTATTTTTGATATTTATACAAGAACCTGTATTGATTATTTTAAAATAATTGACAAGACGGATATTTTGCAAGGTGAATATGAACCAGATGCAATTCAAGAATCGGTTGCAGTTGTATTAAATGAAGGAGAGAATACAATCATACATAATAATACAGATAATTTATTGATGCGTTCCATAAAATACGACAAAACAACATCCTTGGATAAAATAGTAAAAAGAACCATGATAAAAAAAGAAAAAGAGACAATCCCTTTACCCAAAAAAAGAAAAGTGAATTTGAAAGATCCAGCATTAAAAAATAAAGGTATTGGTGAAAAGAATAATCTCCATAATAATTATGATGGAAAAAACAAAAAAGAAAATGATAAAGAAACAACTGAAAATGAAAAAAAATCAAACAATAGAGAAGATGCAGAAAACAAGAAAGATTCAGAAAACAAGAAAGATTCAGAAAACAAGAAAGATGCAGAAAAATCAACACAAAATGATCAAATTAAAATGTAGTCCAAGCACAAAAAAAAATGGGTTTACTTGTTTAGAAAATGAAACATTGTATAAATTAAAAGAATTATGGAATGCTCGGTATCCCGATATGATGATTCAAACAAATGATCCGAGAGAAATATGGAATGTATTACAACAAAATTTGGGAAAATTTTGCAATAAAGAATCCTGCTGGTTAAAACAACAATTTGTTGCAGGAAAATTGGATTATGCTTTGAGAGAATCCTTTGCACCCAAAGCTCCTGAAAAATGGAAGAAAAATCCGAATGAATGGTTGTCTAGCATTGAAATTACCAATGTAATGAATCAGTATGAAAAAGCATATAAATGCTTCACATTCATTGGTCCATCCCCGATTGATTTTGATCTCGATGAAACATTTGGTAAATGTGTTTGGGAAGAATTGTGTCATTTTAGTTTAGAAAAACTATTAAAAAGTGGAAAAAGAAAAATAGGAATTATTTTCAACACGGATCCGCATAATAAAGATGGAGAACACTGGATAAGTCTTTTTATCAATATTAAAAAGGGGAAAATATTCTTTTTTGATAGTGCTGGAAATCCCGCACCGAGAGAAATATTGGTTTTTGTCAATCGTGTCATGCAACAAGGAATGAAACTGACACCAAAGCCAATTTATTTCCAATTTGATCAAAATTATCCAGTGGAACACCAATATGGAAATACAGAATGTGGTATTTATAGTATTTTTTTTATTGTTCACATGTTGGAAGACAAAATAACTGAACATTATTTAAAAACACATGTTTTGAAAGATGAATACATGGAGAAGTTCAGGAAAATTTATTTCAATGCTGATTTGTAACGTTTTATTTGCTGGGCAAAATATCTAATAATCTCTCAAAAATATATAAAGAATAAATGAGTTATTTATATATTTTCTAATAGAAAACAAACATGTCCTTTATTTCCAATGAAAATATTGAAATACTTTGGGATGTCATTTTAGATGAACGAATCATTCAAACAAACAATGTCTTTGAATTATCGCAAACCAAAAAATATTTTGTCAATCAACTTTTGCTTTTTAATGATAGAGAGAAAAACACATCTCCCAAAAAAGATTTAATCACCATGAACAAAACGTTTATATCATCCATTATTCAAACCTTTGCCAATGCTATTACCAATGAAGTTGTGGATTCTCAAAAAGAGAGAAAAATTCAGTTTCATGAAAAAGAACAACGTCAAGAAGAAAAACAAGAACAAACAGCGAATTATTTTGAAAAATCCAATGATGAAAATACAGACCTTTGGACAAATGAAGCTTTCAGAAAGGAAAAAAGAAATAAATTTGATATGGAACTTGCAGAAAAACAAAAAGAATTTGAATTTTCCATTAGTCGTCCTATTCCCGAAATACCTAATTTTAGTGACAATGTGAAAGAAAAACCCATCAGTGAGATGGAAAAGATGATTGCTCAAACTATTGCAGAGAGAAATAATGATATGGAGAATATATACAAAATGTTTAATGGAACTAATGGATCCCAAGGATCTCAAGGATCTCAAGGATCTCAAGGATCTCAAGGATCTCAAGGATCTCAAGGATCTCAAGGATCTCAAGGATCTCAAGGATCCAAAGATTCGCAAATCAATTTTCAATCAGTGGAAACAATCTCCAAACAAGAACCTATTATCAAAATTAAACCTCCACGTCCATTGCCTCCTTCTTTGCAAATACAACCCATAAAATACATCAAAATTGGAGATGAAATAGATACATCTATACCCATACCTATACCCATATCCATAATTGATATAGATCATTCTTATATTGCAAATGAAGATTATCCAGTGGAAACAAAATCCATCTTTCAAAAATTGAAATTGAGAGAAATTATGCCTGCAAATGAAGAAAATATATCTTCTATTGAAATTACACCTGCAAATGAAATAACTGAATTGAAAATTATGATAAATACTTTTTCAAGTGAAATTGCCGAATTAAAAAATCGAATCAACAGGTTGGAAGAGGAACAAGAAAAAATGAAAGAAAGGATGAATGATGTAGATGATCAATTACATATTTTACACAAAAAATGATTTTCTCTCAAACTATATTTTAATATGATTATATTATAATATGCGTGGTGGTGCGTTATGTAATTATTCAGAAATATTTGAAGGAACCACAGATGATACTTATACTTTAGGTGAAATAATAATAGATGGTGGTGTATATATTGACAAATATGATCCCAGTAAAATTATCAAAGTATTGAACTATGGAATGCATGAATATTATATTTTGAAAATGTTGGAACACTTGGGATTTACGCCTGAAATTTATGGATTATATTCATGCAGTAAAAAGAACAGCAAAATCATGTATGTTGTCATGGAAAGAATAGATGGAACTGATTTATTACATTTGCTTGAAGAAGAATATGAAAGAAATATTCAAGAAAATAGATCAACAAAAAGTAAAGACATCACTTTTCGATTTGTTTCTAGATTTATAGATGAAATATACGAGTTATATATCATATTACTTGAAAACGGATTGATACATCAAGATTTGTATTTGCAAAATATTATACTAGGCAACAATGGAAAAGTATACTTTATTGATTTTGAACATGTCATTGATGTGGGTCATCCCGTTCCATTGTCAGATGGATTATCGAAGGAAGAACTATTTGAAAATATAATCAATCGTAAGCCTATACACAATCCGAATCCTGCAAATTATAGAAATATATTGGGTGGCAAATATGAAAAAAAAGGGAACAAAAAACAAACGATAAAAAGAAAAAACAGCAAAAAACAAACGATAAAAAGAAAAAAGAACAAACGATAAAACCGATCTAACGCACCAATTTCACCATTTGCTTTCCTTGATTGTTTCTCTCTATTGTTCCAATCAAAAGAGGTTGAATATTGGCATCCACTAATGCATCTTGATAGGTATCATAGTCATACAATTCTCCGGTTCCCAATTCTTTATTCAATTCACGATAAATATATCTCTTGTTTTTAATCATGACTTCTCTCCCTCGCCATTCCAATACTTGTTTATTGACTGCAGTAATCGTATCTACTTCTTCTTTCTCATAAGAAGGTTTATAGGAAAAGGTTGTGGAATTCGGTTGTCCAAATTGCAAACATTGTAATCTCTCTTTTGATCCTGGTAATGAATAGATAGCACAATCAATAGATGCTTCCTTAATAGCCATCATTAGCGAACTATTGATTTCTTCTTTGATAGTCGATATCTCATACAAAGCCTCATCACTTGTCAATGGAATTTTCTTGCCATTATATTCTTTTTTGCTAATGTCTTTCAATTTCAATTCAATCGACAAATCACTTTTGATTTGACTTTCGGAAAATGTCATCAAATAAACAAACACTTCCACAGATTGCAATTCTTCTGGTAAATTTTTATGACTGCAAATACGTCTTGCACGACCAATGACTTGTTCTGAACGAATGGGATGCCAATAGGGTTCCATAATATGAACATATCGTGTATTGCGCAAATTGATACCTTCTGATCCGGAAGAAGTAATCATGAATACTTTGATAATCTCTCCCATATTGTTATTGTTGGCCATTTCTCTCAATGTTGCAAGAAGAGAAGGATCTACATTTTTCACGTCATTCCAATCTCCATTGTAAATATTACGAACGATTTCCTTTTCTTCTTTTGTCTCTGTTCCTGTATACAATGCAAAGGTGGGTTTTCCCTTGTTTTCTTCACTTATATTCAATTCCCACAATCCAGAAGAAGTATTTTTCTTTATTTTGAATTGTGTAAATCCATTGTATTCCAGCACATATTGAAACAATCCAATCCCTTCCAAGGTGCGGAACTGACTATATACCAAATGCAAACCCACATGTTCTGGGTCTTTAATATTTTCAATGATATGCAAATATTTAGGACTATAAATTTCTAACCCTTCTGGGCTGAAAATAGTGGCAGCATGTTCTGGTTCTGTAATATATTGAATGGCTGCTTTTAATCGATCTAAATAAGATTTGTCTGCATTTTTTTCAATGACAACATCCCCTTCTAATGCTTCATCAAAGACTATGTCTGCACCTGTATCTAAATCTGCGTCTGCTTTTGTGCCTTGACCTCTAGAAGTTTCATCCACTATCGCATCCATGTCTTCTTTCTCTGCTTCCTTTAATGCGTCACCATATATTTTTTCTAACGCACCTTCAGCTGAAACTTCAGTTGTTTCTCTCGGCAAAGGTCGACCAGGAGGTGTCGGCATGACAAAATTGCAATACAATCGAGAGAAAATTCGATAGGTGGACGTCGGTTCTTTAAAAATACCATTCCCATCTACTTTTCCCTTTTTTCCTTTGGAAGATTTCTCCATTTTTCTCTCTTCTTTTCTTGCTGCTTCATAAATGGAAAATTGGTAATCACTCATTGGAATTTTAATGACATGATAATCCGACAATTTTTCATATCTGGGCAATAATTTTTCCTGTTCACTTCTATAATAAGACGTCAAACCAATGATTCTTTTTTTGAATAATTCCACATTTTTTACTTTGCCTGTAGAAGGTTCAATAAATCGATTCACAAAATCATCCAATTTGTCCGGCAATGCCTTGTTTAAATAAAGAGTGACTCCTTCTTGTTTGGAAACGTCTATATTCGCATCTCTCAATATTCTGAAAACATGACTTTCAAAAACATTGTCGTCTTGCATTTCATTTCTAGTAGTTTGGAGAGAAACTCCGTCATATTCTTGCGTTTTTCGGTTTCTCACATTTTCAAATCCAAATGGATTCCGTGTAATGGTTAGTTTTTTTGTAGAAGCATTGTAATCCAAATAATCCATTGTCTTCTCTCTAGCAAATAAATTCATAATAAATGCCTTGTCTATCTTTTGTCCTTCTTTTGTATCCAAAGGTATCTCCCATGTCTTGATATAACCACGCAGTATATTGAAAAGTATTCCAATTTCGTTAGGATAATTAATAATCGGGGTTCCAGTAAGGAAAACAATACGTGCATTTTTGGCGCTCATTAACATTTCGTATAAAAGGAGAGAAATAGACATGGGCATTTTTTCTTTTTGACCTTTTTTATTTGCAAGAATTTCCTTTTCTTTGCCAATTTTATTCACAATACGACTAAT